TTCGCAATGGCGGGCTTGGGTGCGAGGAACGAGAACACCTGCCCAACCACTTTGAAGATCGGGCTCAGGATGTCGCCAATAATGCCCTTTGGCTGGTCGTACAGCTGGATAACGTCCAGTTCGCTCAGCGCAAAATCCAGCTCGTCGTCATCACTCAGCGTTACGCCGTTGCGTACGATGAGCAGATCCCGGTGAAGGTTGCTGTCGTTCTCTGTCAGCCAGGCATAAAAAAGGGTGCCGTTTGGCACCCTGTATCGTTCTTTTGGCGTTCCGGGGAAGCGCTGCAGCTCAATCAGAGCCATATTCGAAATACTCCACTCTGGTGAATGCCCGCTGGATAACCAGCAACGAGTCCATGCGCACGCTGCCACCCTCGCCCCGGGCGTGCAGCGCCTGGCGGCTCAGTACCAGGCCGACATGCGCAGGCTGCGAACCCTGATAGCCGACGAAAATCCCGCCCTCCACCGGTTTATCGACCGGCCTCCAGAACGTCACATCACTCTGGTAGCAGGTGAAGAAGTCAGCCCCGGCTTCGTAGTCCGGCGTCTGGTGCAGCTCGATTCCCCGGACATGGCGGTAATACAGCACCACCAGCCCCCAGCAATCGACCTTATCGAACGAGCAGGCTCGGTTTGACCAGGGCACGCCAATCAGCGTCCGGATAAACTCAGAGGTACTGCAGGCCGGTGTATTCGACGGGATCATAAAGCCTTCCGATATTGTTGTTCAGCGGGTTCGTCATGGATAACGTGACCGAGACGCTGTCGGGATCGATATCGACGGTTTTCACGTACAGCACCCATGATTTAATCGGGGCCGATACGTCAGCGCTGTCGAATATCTGCCGTGTAGCGGTGATGGCCGTCAGCCGGGCGGCGCCCTTCCACTGCTTCATCAGCGATTTCACATCCGTCGACAACCGGCCTAACTTCACCGTCGCGTCGATCACCGGCGTACCGCTCTGCTGGCTCTCTTCGATTTCGAAGCGTGCTGGCGTGTACACCTGGCCGCCAAGTGTCTTTTCGAAGAACTGCTTGTTGACCAGGCGGACATAGCCAAATGAGGGGTGGTAGAACGTGATGGTGTCGTACAGACCGCGCGTCGGGCGCTGCTGCTTATACTCGCGAAAGCTTGGCATCAGGGCGCCCTCGGCAGACTCTCCGGATCCCGGCCGTCCGGGTAACCGGTAACGACGATATCCAGCCAGTTGTTCCACGGAGGCGGGAGCTCAACAATGATGTCGTCGAACTCGTCGTCAGCGTTATAAAGGCGATTAGCGATAACCGTGCCAGTCCAGGTTACCACCCCGCCGTCGATGCTGGTCTGCACCGGCATCTGCGTGAAGTGCAGCTTCTGCATCTGCAGGCCGCTGCCGCCGATATTAACTGGCATGCGGAACCAGTTCAGGCCGCGGTTGAGGTAATTAGGGCTACGCAGCCACTGCTGGAAGGCCTTCTCCTGGTCCAGAGTGAAGATCCACGTCAGCGACCAGGTCACTTTCAGGTCATCGGTCTGGTTCTGGAAGATGACGGGACCGACTGCTGGCTGGTCAGTCAGGAACCCGGTATCCAGCGTCATGTTCTTGCTGGCTTTCTGCGCCAGCGGCAGCCAGCCGGGGTAATCAATGATCGGCATCTGAACTCCAGGCATTAAAAAACCCGCCGAAGCGGGTTGGCTTATTCAACTAATCTCGGTCCGCCAGGGACTTCGTATATATTGATGTTCACATCGGAAATGTCACCGTGATTCACAAACTCGAGTGTTTCTCCGGCGGGAATGATGCCTTTAATGGTTGACCCGTTAACGAAGAAAAACTCAAACTCCACAGCACGGTTAGCGGTGTATTTTACTGGCTGCCCCAAGTTGATTGGGAATTTTCCTTTCTCGCCTGGCTTAATTTCCATGATGCTCCTTAACGTTGTCCCCGCGGGGTTCGTCTGGCAGTTGTGTTGCTGGTAATAGAGTCTGATATAGGTCCGCCATTGTTTAAGTCCGCAATTATAGCGTCGATAGTCACAGAGTTATTGCCGTTATTCGTGACCTGGGCATCAAAAGTGGCAGGGGTGGTGTTCTGAACGTTGAAGATGACCTGGATACCTCCGCCACCCTGCATATCCTTGTTGCTGATGACCTTACCGTTATCGCCGGGGATCATGTACTGCTTGCCGGTGCTGGCCCGGTAAATCTCCGGCATGCCGCCCTCGCCTACCTGGTACATCCCGCCAGCGCTGACCGGCCCGCCGTTTTTGCGCTTACCAGACAATGCAGCAACCGCCGCCACCGCCCCAAGGCCTATAGCCACCGCTCCGCCGAACGATGCTATGGATGACATGATTGCCGCCGGGGTCCATGCTGCTGTTGTCGCTGCAGCTGCTGTCGTGCTGGCTGCGGTCTGAACGCCGATACCGGAAACCTGCGCTGCTGTGGTTGCTGCAATGGCAGTCTGCTGGGTTGTGGATCCCATGATTGCCGCCTTCGCCCATTCCATACCCATCTGGACGAAGGTATTAATGACGCTGTTCAGAACGGTACTGCCGATCGAGCGAAGAGCATCTGACGCTGACATGCTACCTGTGATAATGCCTGTCAGGGCGTTGGATGCGTTGCCAGCGAAGGAGTCAAATGCTGCCGCGGCGGCCTCATTAGCCAAGCTCTGGTTACGCCAGATTTCCCACTGGGCGGCAATGCGCGCCTGCTCGTACTGTGTATTTGCGGCATTCATCAGCTCAAGGCCGCGCTGGGTAATCTGTCCCTTTTGCGTTTCGAACTGCTGAATCAGCGCCAGTTGCTGGACATGCTGGTTTGCCAACTGCTGAACGGGGTCGATCTCACCCTTGGCGGCCTGTTGCGGTGTCACCGCCTGCTGCGCACGGATTTTGGCGAGGTTGTTCTGATGTGTAGCCTCCAGTCGCTCTGCGGTTTCGTTGTACTGTTCCTGACTAATTTTCTTCGCGGTCAGGGCAGTATTCAGATCCTGAACATCCTGCTTATAGCTGGCGTTTTCGCGCGCTTCCGGCAGGAGTTTCTCGGCGGCGGCCTGGGCTTTGAGCGCGTTGGCAGTATCCCATTTTGCAGCGGCATACTGACCGGCAAGTTCGAGGTCTTTTTGAGTTGCTGCTGCACCCAGAGATTGCTGGGCAGTGAGAATGGCCTGCTCGCGGCTGAGTTGTTGCGTCGACCCGGCGGCGAGTTCTGATTGCTGCCTCAAATTCTCAAGCTTTTGCGCCACCGTTTCTTGCTGGTTGGCTAGCTTCTTAGCTTCTGATGCAGCGCTACTGACGCCCTTCTTGCTGTTGGCATTAGCCTCATCCTGCTTATAAGTAGCCAGCTTAACGTTGTAGTACTTCCTGAACGCCTCCGTCCCTTCTTTCAGCCCCTGCGTTTCGGCATCTCGCCAGGCCTTGGCTTTCATTTGAGCCTCACCAGTTTGCCGCGCAATAAACAGCTCCTGCTGAGCTATTTTTAACGCCTTATCCTGGCTGGAAGTGAGGCTATCGGTCATCTCCTTCAGAGCCTTAAGCCGCGAGGTGGCGTCTGTGCTTGTCTCCATTATGGTTAAGAGGCTTTTTGCGTATTCCCTCGCTTTAGCGGCGCCAGAAGAGTGTCCATTGCCGACATCCTGTAGAGTTACAACAAGCGCCTTGAGCTTTTCATCTGTAGGAGTCTTTGCAATGTCTGAAAGTTGTTTGGCAAATTCAAAAGCCTTCTGATCGCTGATATCAAATTTGGTGGACAATGCGGCAACTGTTGCCACCATAGAATTCATCGTTGACTGTCCAGCCTGCCCGCTGGCTGCTGCCTGCTTCCATGCCTCACTGAAATCGTTAGTGGTTATATTTAGCGTGGACAAATAGTCATTGAATAATTTTACGCTGGCATATCCACCGCCCAGCGAAGACATCAATGAATCACCAAAGCTAATGAAGTCGCTCGATGCCTTTTGTACTTCTTTTGAGACGTTTGATAGAGCGGCCTGCAATTCAAGCTCGGCCTGCTTTTTCATCAAGGTTGCTACAGCAATATTTGTCTGTGCCAGAGCGGCATATTTATCAGAGAGAGCAGCCACACCATTTTGTGAAATGGTAATAACCTTATCCATGGTTTCAGCAGCGCTCTTAAGAGCATCCATGGCATTTTTACCGCCATTCAAGGATGTTATAAGCGCCCCTGCCACCACCGTGCTGAGCGCCAGAACCGCACCTATAACCGCGCCACCAGGGCCAAATGCCCCAGCAAGTTGAGACCCCTGCTGTGAGAAGGCTACGAGAGCAGACTGGCCACCCTGCACCTGGACGATGAAATCCTGAACTTGATAGCCCGCCTGCTGCATGGTTGACTTCCAGCTACCATGACCTTTTGCGCCCGTATCACTGGCAGTTTTCATATCAAACAGACGACCGGTTAGCTCACCAATTTTCTGTTTCTCTTAATCAGTAGCTTTGGACCCGGCGCGTAATTGGGCTGCCAGCATCGCAGCGCTGCGCGCGCCATTCTCCTGCGCCTCATCGAGGATCGCCAGTTGATTGCCCAGCGCCTCAATAATCGAATCAGCCCTGCTAAATTCATTGCTGGCACCACCAGTGCCACTGCGGGCCTCAGCCATTGCTCTGGCGATTCCGCTGACGCTACTGTTCAGCTTTTTAAGCTGGTTATCCATGGAGTTGGCATAGCCCGCAAGCTCAGTGAAAGCACCCCCAGCCTGTTCGGTACTATTATCGAGACCATCCATGCCTTTACTTGATGCCTTGGCCGCTGCATCGAGCTTGTCCAGTGCATCGGCCGCTAACTTACCGCCAACCAGCAATGGTTCGATATCAGCACTAACCGTGTAAACAATGCTGCCAGCGTCTTTCTCGCCTGCCATAACTTTCTCCGGGCAATAAAAAACCCCGCCGGAGCGAGGTTTATTTTGATATTTGTTTCATCGATTTGTTATTTGCAATTTACGGATTCTAATTTCAGCTGCTTATCTAATAGGGCCAGCATGTCGATGTTTTTGGACATCAATAGACCAGGGTACTTAGAATTTTTAACGAACACATGGCCACTCTCTCCGTCTGTGTAAACAAATCTTCCGCCTATTTTGCTAACATCTGTCCGGCCTGACACTACGCCGCAAACAGAATTATAATTTTCATGCTGAAATACCTTCACATCTGAGAATGTAAGGTCAAAGGCAGGATTAAAGGCGCCATCACAATTTACTAATGCTGATCCAGGCTTTGCTTGACCACTACTCTCCAAGGTTTTCCATCTTTCACAATCGCCAGGCTTGTACCTTTTCATCACCTCGTTCTTTACTGCGAGTTTTGCAGTAGATTCGATCTGCTCTACAGACTGTGCGTGCACAGAGAAGACCAAGGTGGTCAAAATTATGCCTAAAGCATGCTTCTTCATATCCCTATTCCCCATTGGTAAAAGTGGAAACATCCTACCCAGGAATAGCACAGGCGCAACGGCAACTGCTGATTTATTGTTCTCAATCGACTGGCGACGAAAAAACCCGCAGTTAAACTGGGTCGTGATCCGGCAACCTAATGGCGCTATTTTTGAAGATCCTAATCAGGTCGCTAGATGAAATTTCTATGTTCTGGCCGACAAAGTTTGCCCTTGCCATAACGTAGTTGGCTACTGAGGTGATGAAGTCGTAATGCATTTCGATCATGAGCTGAACGTCGCAAATAACAGGCTGAAACTCTTTATCCCACGCACTCTTTTTTTCGAGGCAATTGTAGTAAAAGAAGTAGATTTCTTCGGCCTTCCAAAAATCAGAAAAAGCACCTCCACCACGTCCCATATCACGCATTATGGACTCATGGTCAAAATCTTTTCCGTCAAAGTGCTCTGCGTATACGCCACTGTAGAGAATTTTTACCCTACCCCTTGCGTAATTCCGAACATCCTCAATGCTGCTTAAATCGACTTTGTGACTTGTCTCTGAATAACCCATGTGATCTTTAGCATGAGACGGTACTTTCAAGCCGATACCTCTTGGACTCCAGCCTAATTTAAACGCAGCCAACCAATGACCGGCTTCATGCTTAGCTATATGGCCTGCCGCTGTCACGAAATCATATTCGTTAATCATATTCGCATCCCATTGAAAGGTATGCGCGTATAATAATTCACTCGGGAATGGAATTGATCAATTTGATTTCATTAGCAAAAAGCAACCTACTGGAACCTGTTCGGATAGAAAGTCTTTCCTCAAATATTGAATTATCAAGAAAAACATCATTGCATTTTATGGTTTCTTCTTTCGGCACTTCGCTTGGGATTGGCATTAAATGGTTTATGATTGGTACTTGCTGTGATTTCACCGCCTCCTCCCCGACATCAAAGATCTAAAATCTACCTGTGTGGTCTGTCGATATTCACTCGTGCTAAAATGATGGAAAACAGAAAGGTATAGATATGTTTGGCTTCTCAAAAAAAGAAAAGATCGCTTCTCTCCAGAAGCAATTAACGAAAGCAAAAAGCGACGCTAAGCACTTCTACAACGCTAAAGGCCAAGTTGAGGAGCGGGCGTTCTATGATCTCGCTGAATTAGCCAGGGACAAAGGTATATCAGCTTCAGAGGCTGCCAAAACCAAAGAAGGCCTGGTTATCCTTTCAGAGATAGTACTAAACAGGCAGTGGGCCTTTTACCTGAATGAGCAGGCCATCCAACTTCAGGCACAAATCAATGCGCTGATAGGCCAAAAATACGGAGATAGCCTTGCCGACAAGTCTTTATGGTTCGATAAAGTCGTCACTCCAGCAGGACTGGATATTGTAATGGATCAATTAGAGCCTATGTGTGGGAAGTTAATCTCGGAAGTGGATGACTATTTAAAATAGCCACCTGAGTGGGGTACTTCTGCTTAGCCCTTCTCGCAGCCTGCTTCGCCAGGAAGTCATCAGCAACCGCGTCGTACTCTTCGCGGGTGAAGCCCTTCTGATCGGGGTATTTCTGCGCCAGCATCAACTGAAACTAAGTCATGGTCAGCGCCG